ATGTAAAGAGTACCTAGGTAACTTTTTTATCCTTCATCTGTTCAAGAAAGAATTGAGTTCTATAGGTGTGGACAATGCCATGCTACAAAAGTGTACCTGTTTTAAGGAACGAGAATGGAAGCCTCAAGAAGTAATGGAGATGCATCCAAACTCTGCTAAGTCGTTGTATGAAGTGGACCCGAAAAATGGAACGATTGCTCTTAAATGGACTGTGCCAGGCTGGGAAGATTGTAAGTCTATACTAAAAAATCCGAGCCAATATGACCCGGACTTAGTGGGATGGGTAAAAGAGGCGACTCACTCCTTTGATGGAGACACGACTGCCTGATTATTCCACGAGACGACACTATGTTGTTCTACGATCATGGAGATTCGACTTAGCAAATCAATGATGTGCATTTGCTTAACGTTTAGAATTTTCAATTCTTCAGTTATTTCTCCAATACTGTCGTTAAACTCAATAAAGCCCTCTTCCGAACTCTCTTCAACGGAGTAGAATCTCTCGGGATACAGCCCCCCTGGCAGAGAGAAACACACAATAAGAAACAGGATCAGCTTCATTAAAACGACCATTTAAAGGAAATCTCACTGCCCATTTCTTTGTAACACTTCTCGAAAGTATGAGAGTAGTAGGTCTGAACCTCAGCCCAGATTTTCTCTTTCCACTTAAGGGTTAATCCTAGGCCAGCTTTTCCGCCGGTAGGGTTGGAATAAGATTTACCCCAAAAGTGAGTTTTCTCCTGAACCATCAAAGCGTTGTGGAGGTCCCGAAATAAGCTTCCTTCAATTCGGACTTGAAAAAGAGGAGAAAGAAGGAGTTCCCATCCTATCCCAACATACGCAGTGCTCTTATGGATAAAAGTACTTTTTTCATCGACCTTTTCCATCTTATGGGAAGAAACCTTGGTGGCAAGTAAAGGGTAAAGGTTATTTTTTTCATTTAATGGCGCGCGAAAAAACAGAGTGTTTTCCATTTCCATTAAGACATTATCATTTTTCAGGTTGGACAACCCAGATAACTTGATATTAAGTCCTTTGGCTTGGACGTAGGAATACTCAACACCTATCCCCCCAGTTTTATAATTGTAATTCTCTTCATTATGAGATCGGTAAAAGCCTTTAGGGGCAATGCAATGCTTGTGAGTTTTTTCTTCTGCTGTTAAAGCACATGTGGTAGTGGCCAATAAAGAAGCCACGAGTAGGTTTTTCATTTTATTCTCCTGTAAAATAACATTTTAACTATCCGCCAATGGTGTCAACGTTGTCAAGGCTAAAGAAATAATTTGACAACTTTACTAAATGCCTGCTATCAATAAATTAATTGAGTTTAGAATCGTGTGCGAGCGTCAATCGCGCTGAATTCAATGTTCAACTTATAGGTGTAACGGGTCTCACCAACCAAAGGAGTGCAAATGTCTGAAGAGGCAAACGTGAGTGTAGAAGAGGAAATTCTTCAAGGTTCCGCTCAGGCCAGCGAATCGGAAAATGAGCATAACGACGTTTCAACAGGCAACCAGAAGTCTCAGCTGACTACGCGCAATGATGCTGAATACAACTGGGGAGAAATGAGACGGCAGATGCGGGAAAAAGATCAGCAGATCGATGAACTAGGAAAACAGTTTCAAGAGATCTCAAAGAGGAATCCTCCCAAAGAGGAACCCGATGAACTAGCAAATCTTGCCGAAGATGACATCTTAACAGTCGCGCAAGCCAGAAAGCTTGCACAAAAAATGGCAAGAAGTGTTGCAGAAGACGTTCTCAAAGAGCGAGACGCTGCAACAGTTGACGAGAGAATGCAAGTCAAGTTTGCCGATTATGCTGAAGTTGTAACAAAAGAAAATATAGAACTTTTGAAACAAACAGAGCCTGAACTAGCTCAATCCCTATATCACATGCCTGACCCCTATAATCAGGCAGTGGCTGCCTATAAGTTGCTTAAAAAAGTAACGGTCCCAGGAGAAAAGACCGACTCTCTAGAAAAAAAGAAAGCCGAGGAAAATTCCCTAAAACCGTTATCGGTTAATGCCGTTACTAAACAGAGCGCTATAGGTAATGCCCACTTGTTTGAAAATGGTCTCACCAAAGATCTGAAAACACAGCTTTGGAGCGAGATGCAGCAAGCAATGAAGGGATAGAGAAGTTTTTGGCATAACAAAAGGAAATTGCTATGTCTATTACGACCTCTAGCGTCCTTCCAGCTCCGGTCCAACAATCATTCAGCTTTAAATTGCTGAGTGTTCCGGTTCCTTACATGATCCATAAGATCCCAGCCGATCTGAAGGCCATGCCTAGAAACGGTGGTACCACGCTGAGAATGAGACGTTATAACCCTTTAGCTACCGCTCCGGTACCTCTAGGAAACAGTGGAGTTACTCCTCCACCCCAAACTCTAACTGCCATCAATATTGATGCCCAGATGGATTTCTACGGGACTTACATTTTGCTCAATGAGCAAGTAACTCTTCAAAACCAAGACCCTGTTCTAAATGAAGCCGCGCAACGTCTAGGCGTTTCTCTTCGGCAAACAGAAGATCAGTTGATGAGAGACATGCTGGCATCTACAGCTAGCTTTATTAACTGTGTAGGAGGCACAAATGGTGACAACCCCACCGAGATTACTCGTTCTGATGTTGATACTGTCGTTCGCACTCTACGTGGTAATAATGCATATAGCTTCTTGGCAGGAGTTGAAGGGCAGGATAGATTCGGAACAGCTCCAGTCAGAGATGCTTACTTCGGACTAGGTCATACGGACCTAATCGGCCAGCTTGATGATGTTGGTGGATTCATTCAAAAATGGAACTATCCCAATCAACAGTCTACTCTCGATCCAGAATGGGGAACGGTAGCCAACGTAAGATTTTTGCTTTCCAGCATTGGTTCTACTACTGCCAACGCCTCACTTCTTGGCGCTACTGTCTATAATATCTTTGTCTGTGGACGCGAAGCTTTCGCGGCTGTAGAACAGGATGGATATAGTTCACAATTCATCTATCGTCCCCCCATCTATGATGGTCCTTTAGCTCTGAATGCATCAGTTGGATATAAATTCGCTGAAGTCCCCCGTATCTTGAACGACCAATGGGTCTTTAACCTGCGTTGTACGCTAGCATAAGGAGGCAAAAATATGAGTACACCTATTAATGCCGTAATTACTGGCACTTTTACATCTACTGGAGTGGTCGAGAATATTACTCTTCCTTCTGGTTACACCGAATTCGAGATGACAAACATCACCGATATCGGTTCAGCAGCAGCTAACACCAACGTCATGAAAGCCTGGGGTACATCCTCAATGGCTGACGGTTCCGGTATTTACGGACCTAAGACAAGTGGGGCAGCAACAATCGCTCTATCTGTAACAACTGCTACTGGTGGTTTTACATTTATAGACGATAGCGCTTCGGTCAATCTTGGCGCGGCGAATACTGGAGTTACTTCGGTTTCTCAAGCAAATCCGGCTGTAGTTGCTTTGGCTTCTACCTCTGGTCTTGCTAACACTGATGTAGTCCGTATTTTTGGTACTACTGGAATGCTAGAAATTGCTGGATGGGATTTCACTATCGCAGCGTTGATTGCTAACACTTCATTCACACTTGCTTATCTGGATGCGTCTGGATTCGCAGCGGCAGCTACTGCTGGTACAGTTCGTAGAGTTCCATTTGATCCTCGTTTCTATCCAACGAATAGAAGGATTACTGCAATTTCTGCGGCTGCTAGCGCCGTCATCACTCTGAACGTAACTCATGGATTTACTGCTGGACAAGCTGTCCGCATTAAAGTCCCTTCTGCATTCGGAATGATTGAGATGGATGAGCTAATAGGCAACATCACAGCAATCAGTACAGCTAACAATACGATCACGGTCGATATTGATAGCTCTGCATTTACAACTTTTGCTTTCCCAACATCCGCAGTTGCGGGCGCTGGTGTAGAAGCTCCACAGGTAATTCCTGTAGGTGAGACAGCAAATAACACCTATGCGAATAACTTGGCTGATGCAACCGATAATCAATCCTTTAGAGGAGTACAAATTGGAACGACTGTGCAGACGACTGGCATTCTTTACCAATGGGTAGCTCACAGAGGCGTGAGTATATAAGAACCTTGGACGCCTGCTAGGATTTCCTGGTAGGCCTCCTTTTTAACAAGAGAGGGATAATGGCAAATTTAAAAAAGGTTTCAGGATCAGTTACTCCTCGAGAAGAACAAAAAGTTCTCGAATCTCAAAAGTCAGCACACATCCCTGACCGAGTTTGGGATGAAGCTAAGAAAGAACTGAAAATGGTCAAAGGCCGTTTTCGTCTCTATGAGCAAGGCCGTCAGGGGGGCTCAGAAAAAGTTACTTGGAGAAAATATCCTCCCGAAATTTGTCCCATGTTTAACAAAGCCATGAAAGATGGAGAGGTTTACGAAATACCTCTTTATGCTGCACGTTTTATAAATGGATTTGATTCTTGTGCCAAAAAGCTTAACGGAAATATCCATTCCTGCTCTTATGCGAAACATGGATTCAAAATGAGTGGTCAAAATGACTTAGTTCCCTCTACTGAGGGCATGTCCGAATTAGGAGGAGGGATTCCCGTTCCTATTGCAGGCATTTCTAGTTACGAGAAAAGAATGGGATTTGAGTCCTTAGAGTTTGGAACTGGAATAGAATGACAATTTCCAATTTTTTTGTTCCTAATAGACAGACAGTGTCAGCAATTACGCAGGCTAACCCCGGAGTGGTTATCACTACGCAAGCTCATGGTTATGAGACGGGATTATGTTTGCGTTTTTTCTTTCCGCTTAACGTGGGAATGAATCAATTGAAAGATAAAGTAGTAAAAATAATAAAAATAGATGCAACTTCGTTCTCTATCGGACTCGACACAACAAATTTCGACGTATTTAACCCTATTGGAACTGTTCAGACGGCCCAGGTCATACCAGTTGCCGAGGCTGGAGATAGCCTTCTCCAGGCCGTTACTAACAATGAAAATATAATACCGGAGCTTTAAAATGTCTTTTCCTTCCAATCTTTCAGATATTCGCCAGAAAGTGCGAAGAATTACTGGAAGACCCTCTGCTGCCCAAATGACGGACGCCGAGATAGATGATTACGTAAATACCTTTTATCGTTTTGATCTTCCTCAACATCTCAAGCTTGAAAGTCTTCTCGTAAACTATGAATTCACTACGACTGCCAACATCGCTGTGTATGATTTTCCTCGGGATACCTACTTAACAAACATGCCGCCTGTTTTTATTGGTGGTTACCGAGCCCAGATGACTCAGTCTAGGGAAAACTTTTTTCGCACGAATCCTCAGCTAAACTTTTTACAGCAAGACGTCTCAACAGGCAATGGCTCTGTGGGCCCTTATACCGGCACGTTAATCAATACTCCCATTATGCCAGGGTTCAAACCAAATCCTCCTGGCGCTTATTCTGATAGCACGGTTCCTGCCAATGATATTGGGGCCCAATTTTTAAAGTGGAATGTTATTTTCTCGGGATTGGGAGCGGCTGATGCGGTGAGCGGTATTTCTCCGTCGATAACACTTGTCGATGACGGTCAAGGAAATCTCTTTGATTCTTCGGATATCTCTACTGATCCTAGCCTGCGAAGAGGGACTATCAATTATCTCACGGGTGTTTTTACTCTCACCACCTTCTCGGCAGCTATTCCTACGGGAAACGCTATTAATGCGCAGTATATTCCCTATGTAGCTTCCCGACCTCAATCGGTTGTTTTCTTTGAAGACCAGTTTATCGTGTACCCGGTGCCCGACCAGGCTTACACTGTTTCTTTTGAAGTTTATAAATATCCCACGGCTCTGGCCAGTTCTACGGAAGATCCCCAACTGCAAGAATGGTGGCAACTCCTAGCGTATGGAGCAGCAGATAAAATATTTGCGGATAATGCTAATTTTGAAGATCTTAAGCAGTTTCGTCCCATTTTACAGGAGCAAATGAACCTGGTGCTCCGAAGAACAATAGTGGAATATACTAGCGAAAGGACTTCTACAATCTATACCGAGCAAACCCAATTTCCCAGCTTTCCATTCGGAAACTTATTCAGTGGGTTTTAAATGCTCAATTTTCTCAAACAAGATATCAAGATTCTCAATTTCTTGATTTAAGTCATTGATGTGTTGAAAAATCTTCCAGGTGAAAATCGCTCCTACCACCATATGGAAAGCTAATATGGCTACGATAATGGGGGTCCAAAGTTCTTCGCTGTTTCTCTCTTTCATGTTTACTTCCTTTCAAATTTCTTTCGTGGTATATAAAAGTTATATATAAACTTTTTTTAGGAGCGCCCTATGTCGTATAATCCAAATATTCCTCAGAGCAGCGACATCCCTTCTCAATCTCAAGGGGACATGCTAACCAATTTTCAGCAATTAAATACAGTTTTCGATATTGACCACGTTCCTTTTAATGATTCCACCGTAGCCGATCGAGGTAAGCACGATCAAAGTACTTACATCGAATTAGCGGTGGATCCCACTACGCTAGGGGATGAATTGGCCGTTTATGCGAAAGAAGTCGGAGGTAATTCACGACTCTTTTTGCGACAAGAAAGCAATGGGACAGCTGTCCAGTTGTCGGGAGCGGATCCTACAGTAGCTGCCTCTGGCTCTACTTTTTTAGGAGGGGCATTGATTTTGAAGTGGGGAGTTTTAGCTACCCCATCCGATGGAGACCCAGTTGTATTTGCAGGAGGAGCTTTTCCCACGAATGTCTTTGCTCTTACTTTAGCTGAAGAAAGGAATGGGACGTCGGTCACTTCGACTTATTTTACGGCTCTCGCTACAACAGGATTTACTGTTAAGACGAGCACAGGAGGAAATAACGCTTTGCATTACATGGCTATTGGAAACTAATGCCTTATAAACCTTTTTATATTTCGGGGTACGAGAATGAGTCTGGCTTAGACCAGTCCCGCGAATCATTTCTCATTCCGGAAAAAGCTTTTCCTCAGTTGGAAGATGCTTATGCTTGGAGAGGACGGATACGTCGGAGACCCGGATTTGAACTCCTTGGGAGACTCTGTAGAGCCCTTACGGCTGTAGCCATGACAAACACCGATGGCAGCGGTACCTATGCAGATGCGGATATCTTAACTACTTTTCGAGCCACGGAACCTAATGCCGAGATTGTTCCTGGTACCGTGACCATAACTATAGACGTAGGAAATGCAAATGAAACAATTTATCGTGACAACGTCACAGACGGAGTACTCACTCATATTTCCGGTCCATTCACCGGATCGGGAATTATCAATTATGTCAGCTCTACTTCTGCTGTTGGGATAACTTTTACTGCAGCGCCTGGGGGAGGACTAGTGGTTGAGGGAGCTCTTTCTTATTGCCCAGGGCTTCCTGTAATGGGGTTACGTACCCGAGAAAGCTCTACTCTTATTAATAATGAGCAATTAATCGCTTTCGACACTGTCTATGCTTATCAGTTCTCAGGAGGGCAGTTTGTTGAGCTGGTGACAGGAACCACATGGAGTGGTACGGACTCAGATTTTTTCTGGACCACCAATTATTTTCAAAATGTGACTGGAGATTTGATGTGGGCTACTAACTTTTCGGGGCCCACTGGGGACCCGATGCGTTACTTTGACGGAGCTGCGTGGACTAATTTTCTTCCACTAATTAATGGGGCGAACGAACTTCATCAATCATTAATCCTTCTTCCCTATAAGGATAGACTCTTAGCTATGAATACATGGGAGGGAGCTACTCTTGCCGGTTCGACGGCTTTTGCCCAGAGAATTCGTTTTTCCCAAAATGGAGATCCTACTGACCAAACACTTGGATGGCTCGATGATGTCGTTGGAAGAGGCGGCTTCATCGATATTCCTACTAATGAAGCTATTGTCTCAGCCGAGTTTATAAAAGATACTCTTTTGATCAAATGTGAACGATCATCATGGAAGATTATTTATACTGGAAATGAGACTCTCCCTTTTGTTTTACAACAAATCAACACCGAACTCGGGGCTGAGTCCACCTTTAGCGTTGTCCCTTTTGATCGGGGTGTGTTTACCGTTGGAAATTATGGGGTGACTACAGATGATAGCGTTAACGTTACCCGTATAGATGAAAGAATTCCAGATATTGTATTTTCGTTTAATAATGATAATGAGGGGGTCGAGAGGGTATATGGGATAAGAAATTTCCAGCAACAACTGGTCTACTGGTCTTTCCCTAATTCAGCAGAAAATCCCACCTATCCAAATAAAATCCTGGTATACAATTACGTTAACCGAACATTTTCAATTTTTAATGACAGCTTTACCTGCTTTGGTTATTTCCAGAGAGGAAGTGATTTAATTTGGTCAACCTTAGGTTACCCCTCTTGGGCCGATTGGACTGATCCCTGGAATAGCGGACTAATCCAATCCCAGTTTCCTGATGTAATAGGGGGAAATCAACAAGGCTACGTAGAGACTCTGAATCGGTCTATTTTTAACGATGTTTCTTTGTCCATCACTGTCTTAACTGTGGGGACGCCCGTACGCCTTACGGTGCCTAATCATAATCTTCAGACGGGACAATTTGCTAAGATCACCGGGATTATTGGAATCGGTTCTCCGGATCCAACTACTTTAAATGATGCAATATACAGAGTTATAAAGGTCACTGATGATACATTAGATTTACAATTATATAATTCCACTACCGAGTTATTTGATAATGTTACCCTTGGCGCTGGTGGAACCTACTTAGGAGCGGGAAAATTAACTGTTCTCAATAATATCAATATCCTCACTAAGAGATTTTCTCCTTATTATGAAGTGGGTTCTCAAGTTCGGTTGGGGTTCATCGATTTTTTTCTGGAGAAAACCGAAGAAGGAGAACTAACTGTCAATTTGTTCGTGAACGAAAATTCCAGTATTTCGGTGAATGATCCTAAGTCCTTCAGCAATGAAGGATTACAGGGAGACAATATAGTTCTCACCCGACCGGAAAATTTGGCTTTGATTCCTTTTCAAGCTAATCAAGAAAAAATTTGGCATAGATTTTTCACTTATTCTCTTACTCAGAATTTTCAATTGCAGCTAACTTTTGATGATGCTCAGATGTCCGATGAAGAAATTAATTCTAGCGATGTTGTCCTGCATGCAATGACGCTACATCTAACCGATAACGTTAGGATTATTCAGTGACGTTTCTTCCCTCCAGTTCTGTTGGGCCCTTTCTCCCTACTACTCAGGTTTTTCCCGAAGATGAATCTCAACGATTAATTGTTTTGACTGATAATTATACCTCCTTTGCACAATCTATTAATCAAAGAGAGATAGGAACTTTTGAGACCATAGAGCAATTAAACGGCCAGCAATTTTTTAATATAACGGACCCCGAGAAAAAGCGATTTGCCTATCGTAAAGTCTTTACGGTGGGGGCCGTAGCCCAAGGTGCCACTGTCACCATTGCGCATGTGATAACAGGAGCCAATACTACTTCCACTTTCACGCATATCTATGGTACGGCTCGAACAGACACCATTGACAACCTTCCTCTACCATATGTGAGTGCTACGTTAATTACGGATCAGGTAGAAATAAATGTGGATGCTACCAATATCAATATAATCAACGGAGCTACCGCCGCTGCTATCACGACAGGAATCATCATCCTAGAGTATCTAAAAAACTAGAATGTAAATAATAATTTTAATACTCTATGGGAAAAGGAGAAAATAATGGTTAGTATTTCACAAGCCGGTAAAGGCGCACTAGGTGGAGCCGCTACAGGTGCAGGCATAGGATCTATCATTCCGGGCTTAGGGACTGGACTAGGAGCGGGTATCGGGGGAATAGTGGGAGGTTTATCGGGACTTTTTGGAGGTTCAAAAGGAGGAGGAGGATTATTGGATCGTCCGGGTAAAGAGCAAAGATTTGATCGTTTCTCCGACGAACAACAACAACTCAGTGAGCTTTTAAGAAATATTCTGACTGGCCAAGGCCAACAGGCTGAAGGAGGTCTCCTAGGTAACTTATTTGGAGAAGAAGGATTCAACGCCTTTGCAGATCCAGCCATGAGGCAGTTTCAAGAAGAAATCGTTCCGGGTTTAGCAGAAAGATTCACGTCGCTCGGAGCCCAGAAGTCTTCGGGATTTCAGCAAGCCTTAGCGCGTTCAGGAGAGAATCTCGCCACTCGTCTAGGAGAAGCCAGAGGCCAGCAGCAACAAGGGCTTTTAGGTGCTCTACTTGGACAAGTAATGCAGCCTCAATTTAATACTCAGTTTACTCCTGGAGGACCTTCTGGCTTTGCACAAGGTCTAGGGGGATTAGCAGGAGGATTAGGTCAAAGCTTAGGCTCCGGACAAGGAGGGGATTTATCTGGGCTCCTGGCGCAGCTCTTAGGAGGTTTGAAATGAGCTTTTCAGTAGGACAACCTCAACAGTCAGGATTAGATCTTCTTTTAAGAAGTTTTGGCGAAGGAGCTGGATTAGGCCTTCAGCAACGATTGGAAGGTTTCCACCAAAAAAAGAATACAGAGCAACAAGCTGAGGCTCTATCTCAATATCTACCTAAAGAAACAGCTATGTCCATCCTCCAATCTCCTAAAGAGCTCCAAAAACCCCTCCTGTATCAAGCTCTTTTTGAAGCTCAAACAGGTCCTCAAGGAGGCCAAGAAGAAATACTGGAAGTAGACCAATCCAATCAAACTCAGGCTCCTCCACAAAAGGGAGGGGTATCCTCTAGGTCCGATGAACAGTTAAACCAACTCTTAAGCAACCCGCTTTTTACTAAATCCGCTGAATCAGAGATACGACAAAGACAGGACGTAAAAAAAGACGTTCGTAGATCCGATATCAAACGCTCAGACAAATTCTTGGATGAGGTCAATGAGGCACGAGACTCCACTCGAAGAGGCCAAAGCTCTCTATCTTCTATTGAACAGGCTATTGACCGCCGAGATCTAAGCTTCTTTAGCCCTGATAACTTGAAATCCATGGCAGGATTCGACAGATGGATAAGCCCGGAAGGTGCAATTTTAAATACTGCTGGGAAAGAATTCTTTATTTCCGATCTGGAGCGCGTAACTGGTCGTCCAAACATGTTTTTGGAAAGAATTTTGAGTAGAGCTATTCCACAAATCGGAAAATCAAATGAGGCTAACCAAACAATTGTTGAATTTTATAAAAATGCTCTCGATCTTCAGGAAGAAAAAATAAAAATAACTGATCAACTCGAGGATTATTATCGACAAAACATGGGCTATGTCCCTGGAAATATTGGTCGACTCGTTGACGCACAATTAAAGCCCTATGCTCAGGAAAAAGAAAAAGAATTAGTGAAAATTTTCCAAAAAGGTAAAGAAAAGTTTGGCACTCAAAAGAATGATGGATCTCTTACAACTGAAGTAGCTAAAGATCTTTTAAGAGAGGCAAAAGGGGATAAAGAATTAGCTAGAAAATTAGCTAAAAAAAGGGGCTTTGAATTTTAATGCCCGACATATTTGACCAAATTTCTCTTGAAGAAGAGTCTCCTCAAGGAGATATATTTGATCAAGTTTCCATTGAAGAGCAGCCCAGTCCTTTAGGCGAAGTAGGGCGACATGTTGCTCGCTCTGTCTCTAGAGTAGCAGAGACGCTCTTAGGACTTCCTAGTGATATCTTACGTTTGGGCCAAGTCGGAGCAGAGAAATTAGAAAAAGTCGCTGGTAAAGTCAGAGAAAAAATAGGCCTAGAACCTTTAGAAACCGGAATAAAAAAACCTGGTGCACCTGGCTCTCAAGAATTAAAAGAAATATCCACTAAATTATTTGGGCAAACTGTTGTTCCACAGTCTAAGACTGAAGAATTTATTGATGACATCGTGTCTGATGCAGCTGCTTTAGCCCTCCCGGTTAAAGGGAAAATTCCTTTTATGCGCTCAATTGGTACAGCAATTTTTGGTAACTTAGGAGCCAAAGCAGCTGAGAAATTAGGCTTAGGAGAAAAAGGACAAGCAGCCGCTAAATTAGGTTCCTTTTTTCTTGCCGGTTTAACAGGACGCGGAAGTGTCAAAAAATACTGGAATGAACAATATAAATTAGCTGAAGAAGCTGTTCCTCCAAACGCAAAAGTTACCACCTTCAGGATGGAAAGAAAACTCGATAAAATAAGCGGCGAATTAGAAAAAGGAATTACCACTCCCTCTAAAACATTTGTTAGTGCTCCTCTCAAAAATATCAGAAAAAAAATTAAAAAAGGCTCTGTGGATGTGGAAGAATTAGTGCAATTTAAAAAAGATATCAATGAGCTCCGAGGGAAATTATATAAGGACCTCACTGGGAAACAGTCTATAAATTATGCTCAGGGAAAAATAAATGATTTATCTGGTTTAATTGATTCGGAAATAGCAGCATATGGAAAACAGAATCCCATTTTTATAAATCATTACCGAAATGCTAATGAAGCTTATGCCGGATTTAATCAAAGTAAAAGAGTGGGTAATTGGCTAGGGAAGCAGGCAAAAAGCATTGGGAAAGGACCGCTATTAATCCTGGAGGGATTATTTCCCAAGATTCTTCCGACGACCGCAGGGGTCTTTACGGGACTAAAAGGAGCTGAGCTTGTTACTCGGATGTTTAAAAATCCTACTCTTAGAAGATTTTACGGTAATTTAGTCAAAGATGCCGTGAATGAAAATAAGGGAGCATTTATTAAGAACCTCCGAGCCATGGAAAAGGAAATTAAAAAATCCGATCCAGATATTTTTGATTTAATTTCCGGCAGCCAACAAGAGTCCACAGACAGCACCAAGTAAGATATCGGTAAGAGTCAAGTCCCTACATAATTCTACAATTAGATGGATAGCTAAGTCAAATATTGTATATAAGGCCTCCATCATATCAATCCCAAGGTCCACCATAGTCTTCATTCTCAGCAGACTCACTAGAACTTTTCGGGAAAATAAGACAAATTGCAATAATTATTAATAAATGGATCATTTTATTTGTCTCCTCTCTTTTCCACACATCTCCAGAATTCATTTGCTCTCACTAATACCCTCTTTCCTTCTTTAAAAAACGCGGTTTCATAACCCATTTCTTTTCTTTTGAAAAATCTATTTCGCATTCCTGCAATCGTTGGCCATTGATAGTGTCGGTTCCAATGAGACAAAGGTATGATTATTTCTTTTGCTTCCATATGTGAATAGTATACCTCACTTGCTTTTTTAAAACAATTACTAAATATTTTTTGATTGTGAGTCCTTTCCGTGCTATTTTAAAGAAAAGATTTTACAACCATAGAGGATCTAATGGCACGGACGAGACAAGGACAAGGGCAAACACTTTCAGGAAGCCCTTCAGGACAGTTCACTAACTTCGCTCAAAAACCTATTCAATCTCTGAGAGCTCCAACTACTGCTGATACGGGTTATGAAATTGGCCAATTATGGTCTGATACATCAACGGGAATAATCTACGGACTAGGAGCGGTGTCGGGAGGAAGTGCAACATGGAATCTAATGAGTCCTGGCGCATCAGATGTAGATACCCTCACCGGTGACTCTGGTGGAGCTATTTCTCCGGCAGGGGGAAATATTACGTTGGCCGGGGGGGATTTAGGAACTTTTGTAGGAGCGGGCAGTACCTTAACTTATACTGAAGGAACCAACGCTTATCCTGTGAGCCCTTATATAGTTGGTCCAGCATCGGAAGCTGGGTATGCGACGGTCCAAGCCGCTATTAACGCGGCGAATGCGGCAGGAGGAGGAACCGTGTATGTGCAACCTGGAACTTACACAGAAGATCTTACTCTTTTTAGTGGTGTAACCCTTATAGGCTCTACTTCTCAAGTTGATGATGATTTTATCGTCATAGCTGGGACCCATGCGCCTCCTGCATCAGGCACAATTGGATTCTATAACCTGTGGTTTTCTGATGCTACTGCAATTTTTTCTTCTGCGGCCGCTGGCACGACTACTATAAATTTGTTTAGTTGTATAACTGCTGTTACCGGAGGATATACTTTTGATCTTTTAAACTGGACAGGACTTATTAACATTTTTGATTTTTTCGTAAGTGGAACTAATGATGGATTTATTAATAACACAGGGGGAGCTCCCACTACCTTAATTGATGTAGGATGCGGAAATGGAACTGGAAACTCGATGGTTCTTTCGGGAGTTAACACTTGGATCCTATGTCAATTCTTTTGTCCTATAGACTTTCAGACCGGAGCCACGGTAATCTGCGATAATGGTCAGTTTGATGAAACGATTACTTTTTCTAATAATTCGTCGGGGGCTTTTACCCAATGTCGTTTCTCCACCGGAGCGGATGATGCTATCGCAATGTCTTCCAGTGGAAATTTTACCTTCACCGATTGCGTTATTGATTCTGGAAATACCCCGGCCTTAACGGGAGCCGGGGCCGGTACGGTGACCATTGGCTCCACTACTTTTTTAAGTGACACCACTCTTGCTGGCACACTCACTACGGCTTTTTCTCACGAAAAATTAGGAGAAACCGAGGTTCATGGGGATTTAATTCTTTCAGACGTAGCTACGCAAGTTCAAGTGAATGGAGGAGCCGTTACGGACTTCATAGGACAAGCTACATTGGTAGCTGGAACAGTCACAGTCGCTAATACTAACATAGCTGCAGGAGATAGAATATTTGTCACTCGTTCGGCGTTGAATGCTTCGCCGGAATTAGGTGATCTCATTACGACTATTAGTGCGGCCACCTCGTTTACAGTAGCTTCTTTTGATGCACTGGGTGTAGCAGCCGTAACGGACGTTAGTGCTTTTGACTATGTAATTATAAGACAAAACTAAAGGTAAATTATGGCATTCGGAACAAAAGCAACATTTGATGCAGTCCGAGAACTCGCATTTGGGAGTATTTCAGGAACCTTTGCTGCTATCGGCACGGCCTTAACTGACCATGCTAGGTTAGTGAGATTTGTAAATACGACTGATGTAGAAGTATATATTTCTCTCGATGGTGCAACAAATCAAATCAGAATGGCGGCAGGAAGCTTCTTTATCCTCGATTTTTCAGCTAATAAAGTGCGTGACGATGGGCTTTTCCTACCAGTAGGGACAATTTTTTCAACTAAACGAGTTTCCGGAGCAGCAGGTTCTGGAGCAGTTTGGGTAGAGGTAATCTCAGCGGCTGGTGGAGTCTAATGTCCCAAGGCGGAGCCAACAGTAGCTCAGGAAGTGGAAGCGCGGGAATTGAAACTCTCACTGGAAACAGTGGAGGAGCAGTAGGGCCCGACGCAGCATTCAATATCGATTTTGTAGCAAATAATACTACAGGAATCGATATAGTTGGGACTCCTGGGTCTAATCTTATGAATGTTCTAGGCATTGCTTCTTCTACTACTCAAGTAGGAACCGTTGAGCTAGCTACTGCGATAGAGACGGGAACTCTCACAGATACGATTCGTTCCATTACTCCCGATAGTTTAGAGCCAATTTTGATTTCCCCTTTTGTGGTAGCACTTGGAGGAGCATATGTTACAGTCCAGAGTGCTCTCGACGCGGCCAATTCCGCGGGGGGAGGAACAGTTTATGTACGTGACGGGACGTGGACCGAAGATTTAACTCTCTATGACAACGTGCAGATAGTAGGAAACTCTAAAGAATCAACCATTATTAATGGAACGCACACACCACCTGGATCCGGAGAAATTTCTTTTACTCGGATCCGACTCGAAGACGCATCAGCCATTTTTTCATCGGTCGTTGCGGGAACCACCGATTTCAAGCTCGACAACGTAGATTTAGCCACTACTAATGGATATAGTTTTACTATTTTAAATTGGACTGGAGATATCTCCTTAAATAATGTCACCTTTGACGGAGGTGTCAACGACGGCTTCATAAACAATAACGGAGGAGCTACTTTAAACATAAAATCCTCCCATGTTGGAAACGGAGCCGGACAAAATTGGGTAATCTCCGGCGTAAGTATAATTGAGGAGTCTCGATTCAAAGCGGCAGGATCCTTCGTAACGGGTGCGGATCTTTCAGTTGTAAATTGCTTCTTCGAAAGACAAACCAGTTTCAACAATGATACCACGGGATCTTTCTATAGTTGTATTTGGGAAACAGGGGGTTCGGCATCTTTTATCATGCAGTCCAGTGCTAATATCCTGGTATATAACTCTATCATCAACACTTCTAGTAATCCGGCGCTTGGGGGAACGGGCGCAGGTACTCTTACTTTATCCGAGATTACGTTTCCTTCCAACTCCAATATTAGCGGTAATGTAAATCTGGGTTCCTCTTCTTTTTATCCCACTGATATAACAGATGGACAGCTTCTTATTGGAGATACTGATGCAGTTCCCACAAAATCCACAATTACGGCCGGAACTAACATCACTGTAACCAATGGCCCTGGTTCTATAACCATTGACGCCACTGGAGGAGGTTCTGTAGCTGTGACATCTATAACGAGCGCTGCTTCCCCTTATACTGTTCTTTCCGCCGATGAATATTTGAGCTGCGACGTTTCCGCTGGAGTTTTAACGATCGATCTTGCTGACGCTCCTACTACAGGAAGAGTGATAACAGTCAAGGATTTGGGAGGAGAAGCAGCAACTAATAATATAACAATAACGACTACAGGGGGAGCCGTGACCCTTGACGGGGTCACCACCTTTGTTATTAACTCTAATTATCAATCAGCTCGGTTCATGTTTAATGGAACATCCTATGAGGTATTTTAATGGATTATAAACAAACTTCTCCTTTAGATGTGTTAAAAGTAAATGGGACCGTTGATTTTGTCCACACTGCATCAGAAAATGATGACCATGCTCTAGAAATAGATTGTGATGCTGCGGGATTTGGTGACTTAAAAGCTGTCGATATTGTTTATATCACTGGAGCCATCGGAGCTGGAGTCGATGAAGAAGTCATACTAGTGAACATCGATGAAACAGCCTCAACTGGAGGGGACATCTCTGGCTATGAAGTTGTCGCTACCGCGGAAGGCTCGGCGACTATACATGGATACACCACGGGGATTAATATCAATCCGATTTTGCACAACTCAGGTGCTTTCGGAAATGCTGACGACATTCTCAATAAAGCTGTAGACGTCACAGCGGCTCTTGCATCTGGTGGAGCGGGGAATATTACGGCCTTCGTCCTCAACACTGAGACGATGACATTTGGTGACGCTGCTCAATTCAATGAAATGGAGATAATTTTAGATACTGCAGCGGGAGGGGGGGGGATTGCTCCTTCCTTTGAATATTCCACAGGAGGAACAGGTTTTTCTTCCTTTACTCCAGCCGATGGAACCAATGGTTTAAGAAATAACGGAGCCATCTTGTGGCTCGCAGCAGATCTCGTGGGATGGATAGCTAACGCAACTGGATTTTATGAAGTTAAAATGACCCGTAATCGAGTTAATCTCCCTACCATTCCTATTTTGGATGAGGTGCAAATCGTTTCCGCTACTGAATATACCTGGGACAGCTCCGGAGATGTAACCATCAACTCATTGACACTTACCACCGATTTAACTGTTGCCAATGGAGGAACAGGAGCTTCGACTCTCACGGGAGTTCTTACAGGCAATGGAACGTCGGCATTCACTGTAAGCACCGTTACCGATAACACCGTCGTAATGGGCAGTACCTCGAACCTCTTGCAAGACACCACCATCACCGTGACAGATAACGGAGAAATGGTTAACGCGTCTCAGCCCTCATTTTTAGCTGTTCTAGGGACTTCGGATGCAAACGTAACGGGTGACGGAACGGTGGTATTGCTGGGCAATACATCGGTGATGACGGCCTTAACCGAAATATATGATCAAAATTCTGACTTCACAGTTGGGAGTGCTGGCGTTGCCGCCACATTCACAGCTCCGGTAACGGGACGGTATCACTTTGAAATTCTCATAAACCTTGCTGAGTTAGGAGACGCCCATACTTTGGCTCAATTGAGGTTAGTCACCTCCAACCGAGAATATGATTTCGCAACAGTTAGCCCAGGAGGGGCGCGGGCTTCTACTAATGTATATGCGTTGATGGGGTCCACTTATGCTGATATGGATGCTAACGACACCGCTCATGTAACTTTTCTTGTAGGTAATAGTACTAAAACCGTTGATTTAATTGGGACAACAAGTGACGTAGAATTTGTTACATTTAGTGGAGCATTAATTTGTTGAGGACTCATGCCATTCATAGATAAAAGCACACTCACCTATCCGGCTACGAATGCCTTTCCAATACGGAAATGGCTCGACCCTGCTCGTAATCCCGCGTCCACTGATTACAAAAACTTCCAAATTTTCGATATCTGGATCAACGATGCCAACGATTCCGCGTGGATAATGGTCGGCAGAACAGCGACAGATGGTACTTGGGTTCAGATGGCCGCTTCTGGAACAGGAATTCTAACGATTACGGGAGATGCAGGGGGTGCTGTAGGTCCGGATGGTGGCAACAATATCAACCTGCTCACCTCTGGTAATCTCACTGTAACCGGTAATCCTGGGGCAAACACACTCACGATCGCCTTAGATGGCACCGTCGCTGACACTTACACCACTGATGCCGGGAACGCTGTACCAGCCGCAGGAGTGATCAATATACTAGGAACTGGGGGGATTTCAACGTCCGGAGCAGGCAGCACGGTAACGGTTACTGGGGGAGCAACAGTTCCCACCTCTTTTGTTTCCGACTCAGGGACAGCAACTCCCGCTGCTAACTCGCTCAACGTCTTCGGAGGTGCAGGCATCGACACTTCGGGAGCTGGCGCCACGCTCACTATCACATCCGACGCGACGGTAGCTACTACCTATACTTGCGATGCAGGTTCAGCAACCCCCGCTGCAAGTAATCTCAATGTTCTGGGAACGGGCTCCACGACTACTTCAGGGGCCGGATCAACTGTTACTGTCACCTCAACCGGAGGGGGACTTTCTTGGACTGAAGTTACTGTTGTAGGTCCTACAGGTGTGACGGTCGATAGTGGAATTGTAGCTAACAGCGCGTCTCGGGTTCAGCTTCTCCTACCTACCACAGCCATCCTCGGAAGCATAATTCACGTGATCGGCAAAGGAACGGGCGGATGGCAAATAAATCAAAACGCTGGCGAAACGATCATCGTTGTTGACTCCACCACAACGACCGGAGTCACTGGGATGATCCAATCATCCGAAGATACTGCCACCATTTGTATCGTCTGTACTACTGCTAACACTGTTTGGACAGCCTTTGCGGTAACAGGAAACTTAATCATAACGTAGGTGAATCATGGTCGAATCGAACAACGCAATCAACAACACCGTCGGCGCATCAATCTCAGGTGTGACCAACACCCTCACTGTTACCAACCCCTCGGACACTGCTTCTTCGGTAGCTAGAGCGACGATCACAGTTGGAGGAGCATCGGCAGGCGACCCGAGTCTTAACTTCAATGTGAGTGGCGTTACCGACTTCGAGATGGGAATCGACAACAACGACTCCGATAACTTTAAACTCGCAGCTTCCACAGCTTTAGGAACCACCGATACGTTCATCATGACCGTTGGAGGAACTCGAACCCTACCTCTTCAGCCCCATTTTTTTGCATACAATAGCGTAAATATTGATAACGTAACGGGTGATTCCACAACCTACACAATTGTGTATAATACGGAAGTGGTGGATCAAGGAACCAACTTCGATACGACTACTGGAATCTTCACTGTCCCGGTCTCAGGAGTTTATCAGCTCAATGCTAGTGTATCCTTGCTAAATCTTACCTCAGCTCACAACAGCTTAATCGCTGCCTTTCTTCTTACCGGGTCCCGAGCAGCTGCCTTCACCGAAGGTATCCGATTCGCCGAAGATAATCCCGGAGCTGTGGACTCGAACGCCGATTCTTACAACAAAGCTGGCTCTGTTTCCATTCCTCTGGTAGCTGGCGATACCGTTGCAGTGAATATCCGAGTTGGAGGAAGCACCAAGACCGTGGACATTTACTCCCCCGCTGGTTCTGGGTTGAGCTGGTTCAGCGCTTGGCTCTTAGGCTAAACATTCATCTGCCTAATGAGCTGGTCAATCCTCTCTTTGGCGTTGGGCTCGGTAAATTTGATGTATTGATCCTCGTGCGAACTACCATTGAACACCCCTAGCTTTTCGATCTGGCTCGCTTGAATCTCAATCTTTCCGTCTCTCTTAGCCTTCTCAAGGACCTCTTTCTTGGGATGGGACTGGATATACCCCTGAACCTCTTTTATGCGATTGACGTCCTTCTTAGGGCCTTTAATGCCGTCTTCCCGTATCCATTTACGTATCACAGTGGCGTGGTTAGCGTAACCTTTGAATCGCTTTGGATTGATATCAGCGTATTCCTCTACCCTCTCAAGCATTTCATCGATCAGAGGTTTGCCAAAATCCTTGAGGAGCTTGTCATAAGCTTCCATTTGCATTTGGACTCGTTTGAATTTGAAAAAAGAGAGAGCGGGTGTCTGAGCCGAAGGCGAGTCTTTCTTAGAGGTGCTCCGCACCTCTTCTTTCTCTCCCTCTCTTTCTTTACATAGTTCTTCTTCATTACTTAGTAGTGAACAGCTTTCCGCATGCGACTTTTCGCGAAGCGGCAAACATTTTTTTAATTTGGTCTCATGAATGATATATTCTACCCTTCCAAAACGTCCTCGATCGTTACTTTGATGTTTCTGTATGTAGCCGTGTTCGATCCCTTCTTTGATAATGGTATAAATCGTCGTAGCCGACTCTTTCATCAGGGAAGAGATGTATGTAACGTGATAGGTCCAATCGTCGGGCTTCGAGAGGCAATAAGCTAAAAATCCCTTCAGCTTAAATGAGATCACTCCGTCGTTCAGAAATTCTTTGTTCAGAATGACATATGGATTTTTTTTGTCTTTGGAAACTCGGACTACAGTCATTTTTTCTCCTTGTGTGGAGAAAACCGCTTGACTCTTTGCGCTCCTCTTGACTAATATCTCAGACAGTTTATGATGTTAGATATCAGAGGAAAGCGAGTAGAGACGCGATTTTCTCAGTTAGGTTAAGGGTCACCTCCGTGGTGGCCCTTTCTTTTTAAATCCTACTTCTCCATCACCAAATTTGTCTAGACCTAATCGCCGCTTCCTGCTATCCTGGTTAGGGTTTAAGGGAGTCCGATGATTATTAACTGGATAGAAATTTCGTTGCTTGGTCTAGGTCTTTGTTTGAGTACTTGCTATTTTTTACGTTCTTGTTACCTTAAGAGAAAAGGTGCAAAAAAGATTGATCTTCTCCAAAAAACTTTGGAAGATGGCCTAATGGTTGTGGCTCATAAGATCGAACTAGCCGACCGTAAAATTCAAGACGTGGGGATCGATGTTCGAGATCTCAACACTCGAACCACCATCGTAGAGACAAGGCTAGAAGAAAGAAACGCTGCTCTGTTTATATCCGCCTCTATAGCTCCTAAGACCGTTACCACTGGAGCTAAGAGAGGAAGACCTAGAAAGATAGCCACATAAAAAAACGGCCCTTTTTACGGGGCCGAGTATGCAATGGAGTCTATCTATGCGTGCTCCTCTGAGAATGAAGAGGCACGGTCCTCATTTTCCTGAACTTCGATAGTGTTGTCAACATTTTTCTTAGAAACCCATTTCCCATAGTGAGTCTTGAACGGTTCTGGATTGCTAACCCAACTCTCGATCACTTCTCTCATAGGCTTCTGAACTCTCTCTCGACAGAACAGGAGATATTCCTCTAAGTATTCTTGGTGCGGTACCTCTATGTTGTTAACGATTATTTCTCGCATCTCTTCAATGGTCATCACCACCTCTTGAGTAACGAGGTGAGGGGATTCAAGCTTAGCTTCAAACGCTTGCTTGATCTCTTCCTCAACGTCACACCCCTTGATGACATCGGGAAATAACTGACGAGCTAGCCTGCTCAATGCCCGAGCAAATAACATGTCTTTAGGATATTTGAGCCACTGGTTGCGATAGATCCCTGCTTGCTTGGCATCTTCAATGGAAAAGTTCTCGCTCCACGTATCGTTGTTATCTTTTCTCTTACCATGCAAGATGCAGATCTCTGAGTTACTGTTCTTGTCTTTGGTGATGCTATGGCCTTGACGCCTGATAAGATCATTCATCATCGTAGAGGTCATCTCTACCTTTCCTTGGACGTAGTACATACCTCCATTCAAAGCATCCAGAGGGTCTACTCCCACAGCTTTAGCTTTTTGAACGATGGCGAAGATGCCTTCAGCTCCCATCTTTTTGTAGTGAGGGGTTTGCATCAGCGCTGCACATAGCTTTTGAGTCT